CCAGCCCAAGCTGATGCGTAAGGAAACCTGTTTTCGTGATCTCCCGCGAACTCTGCGTAAGCGAGGTTAAGTTGGCGTTGGTTATTTATGCATGCGGCTTGCCACCCCGTTTGTTTAGCCGATCCGAGCGCCGGAAGCAAAAGAGCCGCCAGTATTGCAATAATAGCAATGACAACCAGCAGCTCAATCAGTGTGAACCCTCTGGTTGCTTTCGCCGCAGTCAGGGTGGGGGTACGCATAGGTTTTCTATTTATTATATGTTATTCATTTAACACCGCATATTCCATAATAGCTTTACACAAAAAACCCCCAGAGGAGAGCTGGGGGTAAAAACAAAGATTTTTTATTTGAGGATTAGAAACGATATTTTATTCCTGCCCATACGGACGTTTCACTCTCACTTGCGAAGCCGAGATCACCGTGAAGGTCGTTGTCAAGATAGGTAAGCTTAACGTTAGGTTCCCACGTCTGACCAAAGACATTCACTTCTGTGGCTACTCGCAAAGTTGCTTTGGTGTAGTCATAGTCACCAATGGTCTTCATTTCGCCCGCAGCGCCCCATTGGATCGCAGGGGTGATATGCCATTGACGACCAAGGGCATCCCAGTGCCATGTATTGTGCAACCCCCATGTAACACCACTATAATCATAGTCGGTGTCTCTCCACACACTTACAGATGGTTTAACCCACTTGGTAATACCAATAGGATCTTTACTCAACGTAAGGGAAGTTTTCACGGCAACGCTATCGTAAAGTGCAGAGCCTCCTTGATGCTTGCTCATTCCGGCGTTGGCCTTGATTGCCCATTTATCCCAACTCCATCCCTTAGATGCGAACAAAGAAAAATGAGACTGAGAATCTGGGTCGTCGCCCCACAGATGATACGCGCCAACATGGAGATCAGCCCATTTGGTAGGTATTTTTCCGTGTATGCCCGTAATAACTCCGTCACCGCCGTAAGAGAGGCCACGAAGAGTAATGCTTTCCGTATAACCAACGGTAGCATCAAAAGCGGGCTCGGGCGTAGCCACTTCTTGAGCGTTTATAAACGCACAAGAACCAATAAATAATATGCTAAGAAACGTTTTCTTCATAATTTATAAAATAACATTTTTCAAGGTAAAATGACAACCTGCCAAGATACTACTTCGTTAAAGGTATCTTTTCAATTATTTTACACTTAAATATTTTTTTTACACCCTTTTTCTTGCATGATTGAAAATAGGGTTGGCTTGTCTTTCTGTGCAGGAGTCATACATTTTATCCCCGCATACAATGTGAAAATCTTCGAAAGTTATTGAGTCGCAATCTCTTAGAAGGGCTTGCATTGAACAGTGCTCCATCCAGTAGTGAGTTAAAAAAGATTTAATATATTTTTTATTAACCACGTGAAGCATGTTGCCGCATACTCGATAATGCCTACTCCACCCTGAGTTTGGATCGTGTACGTTAGAAATACTTTCTTCTTTAGCTCGGTTGATTCCTTCTTCTTTCCAGAGGTAATTAATTTTATTGTAATCAATATTGATTTGATTAATTGGTTTTTTTAAGGTTAAATCACATCTTATGAAAATGTAAATATCCGCAGAAGGAATAGGATCTTGAATTGTGAGGAAGCGGAAGCCCTGAATAGGAAAACCAAACGAAAAGGCATCAAAGCGCTCGTAACGTACTTTGAAATAATTTATCATTGTTTCAATTTCGTAGTCACTAACATCCCCGGCGTAATTCATATCTAGCGCATTATACATTTTTAAATACTTGTTATATTTGGGATTGTTCTCCTTATTTGTGATGATAGCGCAATTTACTTCATATCCCATTTTTTCCAAAGGTTGGTGAAGTTGTTTCACATGGTTGTCATAACCGAACTCCATATCAAGGTCAAAATGCCAGCCTGTTTCGCAATGGTAAAAATTAGGATAGTACGAAAGCCCGGTGTAAAAAACAAAGGCTTTTCGGTTAGCCCCTTTTTTTAAAAATTTAATACGTTGGTTTTCGAGTAAAAAATCCATTACTAATGTTTGTAAAAAAATAGACTTTTTAAAGTAGCAAATTATCATTCATTATATGCGCTACATTCTAGGTATTACCCATAAATTTTCTTACAATCAAGCTGCCTGTCTTTTGGGGGATGGTAAATTAATTGCATTTGCGGAAGAAGAGCGGTTTAGCAGAGTAAAGCAAGCTCCCCATTTGTTTCCTGAGAATGCCATAAATTTTTGTTTGAATGAGGCTGGCATAAGTACACACGATATCGTAAAGGTGGGGGTTGGCTACTCTTCTGTACAAGACATATGGAAAGTAGTTAGCACTCATGAGTTTGCCCGATATGTCAATAAAGGTTTTGAGAGGATCGAATTTGACCGGGGAGCTGATTTAGAAATATACTACGAAGCAGATTGGGTGAGAGATATTTGCCTTAGCGGTTTACCGGTAGGCCATATCTACTGGCAGGATCACCATGATACCCATATTTTTAGCAGCCTTGCGTGCGCTCCTTTTGACTCTTGTAATTATATTTCTATTGATGGCGACGGAGGGCAAAGAGCGGGCTCCGTTGGGTTTTTTAATGGGAAATCGCTAGAGGAGCACGCTTGGTTTCATTGTATCGGGTCTATTGGCACCTTTTACGAAAAAATTACTGATTTTTTAGGTTTTGTGCCTCATCGCGAAGAAGGTAAAACAATGGGTCTCGCCAGCTATGGCCAATATGACGAAAAGCTACTTCCTCGCGAACTGTTTTTCCGTAATGAAGGGGGGTTACTTCAAATAGATCGTAATACCATAGATGAGTGGCTAACAAAACTCAAGGAAGAAAAGGGAGAGCAGATTCTGTCAGAGGGGATTTTAAGTGAGGTTGCGGTAAATTTAGCGCATACTGCTCAAAAATATTTAGAAGAAATTTTAATTGATACTGCAAAAATTATTTACAATAAAACGGGTTGTCGTGATTTTGTTTTAACTGGAGGTTCGGTATTAAATTGTTCCGCTAACGGAAAGCTATTAGAACAGGATTTTGTTGATAATATTTTTGTACACCCAGCTTCTCATGATACGGGGAGTGCCTTGGGTGCTGCGTTGGTGACTCATTATCAGGAACGAGGGTCGTTCCCTAGAATAGATTTTCCTACGGCGTATTGGGGATCTAAATTTAATAAAGCTCAAATAGAACATTACATAAAGACTTTTGAACCATGAAGTTACACTATAAAAATATAGAAGTTGAAACGGTTTTACCTCAACTTATCCATGAGAATAAAGTGGTAGGATATTTTGCAGGAAGAGCGGAAATAGGACCGCGCGCTCTGTGTCACCGTAGTATCTTAGCTAATCCAACTATAAAAGAAAATTTAAACAGAGTAAATAAAATTAAAAATCGTGAATTTTGGAGGCCGCTGGCTCCCGTAATAAAAGAGGAATCTTTTCATGAGATTGTAGAGTTAAAGCATCTGTCCCCCTTTATGTTAATTGCCGCTCCCGTTAAAGAAGAGTGGAGGTTGAGGATTCCTGCGGTAACGCATGTGGATGGCACCTGTCGGCCGCAATCCATTAGCAACAAGCAAAACCCGGTTATTCATCAAGCCTTAGTAAATTTTGAAAAACTTTCAGGTGTTCCTGTTTTTATGAACACCAGTTTCAATCTAAGGGGAGAACCATTGGTAGACAGCCCGTCAGACGCATTGAAAACATTTTGGAATTCCGATTTAGATTGTCTTATTATGGAGGACTTTTTAGTGGAAAAGAGCGATCACTCTGGTTCGCTGGGGAAGCCATAAAATTGCAACCATCTTTAAAAGATTACTTTTAAAGAAAGCTCTACGCGCACCTTGGTTACATCAAGGTGGTGTGACTGAAGGAACTTCTGCTAAACTCTACTCAGAAGCGACAACGCCAATGCCGCTGCCATTCAAATTGAACCCACATGCAGGAACAAAGCTACTTAGGCCACTAAGAACCTGATCTAAGGTAGGATCTGCACCGCGAATGGTTGTGCATATATCTTCGGCTACAAGGCCTCCTGTGGGATCTATATCTTCTTGTCGGTTGAATTGATATGTATAATCGGACATTTATTTATTATTGATTAAATTGGTTATTTTTTCCACTGTTTTTTCTTTTACGTCATCAGCGGCTTCGTCTACAACGTTATACACTGTTTTTTCAATTACGGTTTCAACAACTTTTTCTTTTATCTCTTCTTTATTATTGGAATACCAAAACCATCCTCCGATGGCTGCAGCGATGATAGCTATTGCTATATAGTTTTTAGTCGTTAATGCTTTCTTTTTCATATTATTTTATTTTAGGGTCGAACCCCGGCTCTCCACCTTTAGGTAAATAAGGTGACCCTCCATTCACTCCAAGGGTTTTTTCTATAGTTAATTCTTTAAGCTGTTCATTTGGAACGACCATTTTAGTTTTACGGTCACTCATGTAGAAAGTGGTACGTGTAACGCCAACGCGTACAATGCGTGCCTGACGACCGCTAATATAAATAACATCGTCGTTATCAAAATCGTGCCCATAAAATATCAACATGCCTTTTACTAGGTTAATCATGACGTCTTTGGCCAAAAGAGCTATCACGCCAGCCGCGAAAATCCACCCGTATTCCGAAAATAAACTTTTGGCAATGCCCTCTACTTCTTCCGATTTTAAGTTGGACAATTGATTTACTAAATTAGTGTTGTTTAGTAAATTAGTTAAGTTGGTTAGTCCATCCATAAGTTTTTATTTGTTTCACTTGTCATTTGGGTGTTTTTCGGGGTGTGGTGGAAACGGTGGACCGAAGCGAGGATCGCAAGGGTGTTGCGCCTCGTTATTACGTAATATATCAACGCAATGGTCTTTGGGCGTTTCAATGGGAACGTTCTTGTATTTATACATTTTAGTCTTTTGACATTGGCATTAGCTGGTTGTACTTGGGCCACTTTATAATAGGGGTAGAGTTTGTTGAGCTATCGCTCACAACTCCTTTTCCTTTATTTTCCTTGTCTTTATAATAATCAAATTCTATATCAATAAGAGCGGGGACCATGATTCTTATTTTTTCTAGACGACCATTGTCATCTACAGATTTACACCCCGTTAGCAATAAGATTAAAACAAAATATTTTAAAAAACATCTCACATATATTATTACACTTTGTGGGGAATATTTCCCGTAATTTATTTAATAATGGGTGTTATTACTCAACATAACGAGGAGTCGAGGCTTAAAAGCCAATAAAACAAAAAAAAAGTTCTGGCACGATTCCTGCAGTGTAAATATTATTATGTTCATTAAACGCATACTTAAAATTGGGCTGGTTGCTGTCATGGCGTCAGCATTAACAGCTACAGGTCAGGTGCCTCAGCCTGCGCCTAAGCCAGATAAACCTAAGAAAGAAAAGCCTGAACGCGGCGGCAAGAAATTTGATCCAGCTAAAGTTAAAGAGCGCCTTAAAGCTGCTTTTGAGAAGCGTAAAAAGCATCGTGGTGAATCCAAGAAGAAGGGCCACAAAGTGCGCCATAAGGGAAACGCGTTTGGTAAGCTTGTTCGTGATGACGCCAAGATCAAGGAATTACGTGAAGCTTTTAAGGAAGCCTCTAAAAAGCATTGGGTCGGTTTGGATAAAGACAAGTGGAAGGATGCCACAGACGATGAGAAAAAGGTCCTTAGAGAGCAGGTAGCTGCCTCTAGAAAAGAATGGGTGGAATCGATGAAAAGTCATCGCAAAGAAGTTCACGCTCGCATAAAAGAGATTCGTGAAGAGTTTAAAAACAAGCGCGACGAGGTTATTGACGGAAACGACCCCAAACCATAATTTTATGAAAACATATATTAAACTAATCATTACAGCAGCTTTGCTGCTCGGGGGTGTTACCGTGGCGCAAGCCGATCATCCTCACAAAACAAATAAGGTGGCGCAAGCCAAGGCTAAACCTGCGCCCAAGAAAGCTGACCCAAGGGAAGCCAGAAAAAGGTATGTTGCTGCCGCTAAAAAAATCAAGGAAGCGGTCAAAGCGGGCAAGCTAACAGAAGCCCAAGCTAAAGAAAGGTATACTGCCTTACGCAAGAGAATGGCGGCAGATGCCAATAGTCGTACAGCTGGTCGTCGTGCAGATATTCTTAAAAAGTTTGATAAAAACAAGGATGGCAAACTTGATGATAAGGAAAAGGCTGCGGCCCGTAAGGCTGCAGCAGAGTGGAGAAAGAAAGCGGCCACCAAACACCCTTCGGCTGAAGGTCGCAAAAAAAGCCGGAGGTCTGGTTCAGACAAAGGTAGGCGTTCAAGGTCTGAATGGGGAGATCGCCGTAAGAGGCCCCACTAAAAACAAAAGCCCCGCTTGCGCGGGGCTTTTTTGTCCCTCACATATCGTGAGGATCTACAAGGGGGAAAACATTTGGGGGTGTACCCGTGGGATAAGGAAAATCAGTGTCCTTAACTGGAGCTTCAATTTTGCTTGAAATTTGACCTGATAACTGATGACACCAACATAACCCTGAAGCATACGTATTAGCAATGTCGCTAATGTTCCCGCTAACATATTCAGGGGTATGACAAATAGGCACCTGAACGTAACCCGTTTGTCCTGAAATTGGTTCGTTAGGGGTAGCTACCCATTCGATGAATCCTGTGGTACCATCTATATAAGAGCCTTCAGTTATAGGGTTAGATTGTTCATCTACCCCTGAGAATTGGCAGCTCATCCCAACAACTAGCGACGATACTCCGGTTTTATTGCTGTTATTATAGAAGGGCTCTAATCTTACAAATTGATAACTATAAGTTCCTGAAAGATGACTCATTATTTATGATATTTTCAAGTGTGGATTTGTCGATTTTATTATGGTGTTTTTCTTGGCGTATTTTTGTTGTCCTTAGCGCTATGACGAGCGAGCTCTACTTCTATTAACCGGAGGCGAGTTTCAAGGTCGTTTATATCTCCAGAATTGCTGGAGATGGCGTTTTGTAAAACGGCCATTTCGGTAATTTTTTTGTCCATTTGAATAAGCTTGTCGTGAACTTTATCGAATTCTGCTTTGCTTGGAAACAAAGTTTGAAGGTATGCTAAAACGGCTAAACCAATTATAGGGGCTATTTTTAAGAATGTATCTAGGTCCGCAAAGCCCACCTTGGATCCCGTTTCTTTGTCTTTAGTCATCTCCATATGTTTACACTTATTTTTTTAAAAAGTGGCATTTTTCTTTTATGATGCCCTTTTCATGTTGGCTGTAATCTATGATATGTTCAAAGTAGTTTTCATACATTTTCATTATCAAATCAATGTTAAAAGTATTTTCTGCATATTGGCGACAGTATGCTGGGTCAATAGTTTCCACCATATGAAGAGCGTGATAAAATTCATTTAAAGAATGGCAGCTGAAGCCTGTTTTTCCATGAATGTTGTATTCTCCTAACCCTCCCCAATCTGTAGATAAAACAGGGGTTCCGGAAGCAAAAGCTTCAATCATAGCCCACCCACAGGGTTCGGCATATAAGCTGGGCATGATAAGCGCTTTGGCTTTTGACAATAATTGTTGACGTTCCTTAAGGCTCACGGTATGAATATATTCTGCCAACGGATTGTCTTTTGAAAGGGTATTTTTAAAAGTCTGGGGGCCTACGAATTTAATAGGGAGACCAGATAACTTAGAGAGGGATTCTGCAATATGCAACCCTTTTTCGTCAATCATTCTCCCTAAAAAAAGAAGGTAGTCATCTTTTTGGTTGCTATACTGAAAATCTTCAAAATAGAAACCCGGGGGGATAACGTGATCCGTAAAGCTGGGCATCCCTTTTTCGTTTATTTTATAAAGAATCTTGTGCCACTGCGCATAAGATTCAAAAACTTTAAAAGGTGCAAAGGCCGAGTCATATCCAATGCTGGGTTCCACCACATAAAAACCATCAAGATCTTCACAAGCCGCGGCATGACCGATCCCCCAAAATGCTAGTACAAAATCATGCTCAGATTGTTTGTTTTTTTTTATTAACGTGGTTGCGTTTTTATTGAACTCTTGGTGAACCTTGTTGTTAATGTGTTGAGAATGAAAATCCCTCCAGCTTTTTTTTTTGTAAACTTCATTATAAGTCTCCACAGAAACAACATCAAAGTGTTGGGTACATTGCGCTTCCGAAGCCGGATGACCATAATGAAAAACGGTGTGACCCCGCTCCGTCATTGCTTTGCAAAATTTGTAAACCTTTTGCGTGAAAGGACAAATTGTTATTTCTCTTTGCGTAGGGTAAACAGGGACCGCTAATACGTGAAAAACCATTTTGTTTTAATTATAACGGAAAAAAAAGACAAGTCAAGTGTAATATTTAATGATGAGTAGACGGAAGAAGTCCACGGCGTCGGAAAAGATAATACCCATTGAAAACAAATACAAGCTTTATCTTAATAATTTTGAATTAACAAAAAAACAACACCAGTTTTTAAAAATAGCATTCGACAAAAACACAAAAATAGTTTTTGTTTCTGGTCCCGCGGGATCCTCTAAAACTTTTATTTCTATTTATGCGGCTTTGCAATTGTTTAACATGAACATGCATCAAGACTTGTTTTATGTTCGCACTATTGCAGAAAGCGCTGATAGGAACTTAGGGAGTCTGCCCGGAGATGTGCACGAAAAGTTTAATCCTTTTATGATGCCAATGCAAGACAAGTTAGCTGAATTACTAGAGCCAAGTCAAATAAAAATGCTGGTAGATGAAAAAATAATCCAATGTGCGCCAATTAATTTTTTACGCGGCGCGAGTTGGGCAAATAAGCTCATTATTGCCGACGAATCTCAAAATTTTACCAAGAAGGAATTGGTTACCCTGATTACCAGAATTGGCGAAAACTCTAAGTATTTTATATGCGGAGACCCAATGCAGCCAGACATTAACGGAAAAACAGGCTTTATTTCTATCATGAATTTGTTTGATGATGAGGCATCTAGGAAAAAAGGGGTGTATACTTTTAAGTTCACTAAGGAGGATATCCTTAGGAGTGAAATTTTGAAATTTATTGTAAATAAACTAGAAAATAACCCCGTAACTTAAAATATAAAAAATGGCTAGTATATTTTGTCCTCAGTGCGGAGCAAAAAATGTCTATACCCTGAAGAAGCCAAACTTCTGTCAGGGGTGCGGAGAAACTTTCGCGGCGTTTGGCATGGCGAATGCTTCAGCTCAGCGTAGTAGCTATTCTGCTGCTCAACCAGCTCAAAGCGAAACCGACCACGTTCCGGATATTTCTAAATTTGAATACGAAATAGAAAACATCTCGGATGCAGGTAATAATAAAGTTACCTTCCAGTCCCTAATAAGTAATCCGATTAATCCTGAAGAGGTAGTTTATGGTACTAAAAAAGTAAAAGGGCATAAGACGTTAACGCCTGAAGAGTTTGTAAAGGTTTCTCAAGCTGAATGTCGCAGTTCTCGAGGGGACTCGAAAGACATCGGTGGTGGAGGAGAATAAAAAACATACTTACGAGGATAAGTCGGATGCTATTGATAATGAAATAAGGAAGCGCTACTATAAGTGGCACCTTCACGCAATTGCATGGCTAGATTTTGACGATGTCTCGCAGATTATCCGTGCCCATATATATAAAAAGTGGGAACAGTGGGACCAGATTCGTCCTATTGAACCATGGGTAAACAAAATTATTTCCAATCAGCTTAAAAATATTTTACGCAATAACTATTCTAATTTTGCGCGCCCATGTATAAGCTGTAAATATAATCAATCTAAAGAACAGGGGGCGTCTCAAATATCTAATCTGTGCTCCTTAACCCAGAGTGGTTTGCAATCCAGCGAGTGTGACCTTTACGCTAAATGGGAAAAAACCAGAAAACAAGCCTATGATATTAAAATACCGGTTTCTTTGGAAACTAATGAGTTTGATCGGTTTACTGTTCCGGAAGATCACTATAATATTAGTGATGCCGTAGTTTCTATGCATTTGCGAATGCGCCAGTATTTAAATGATCGTCATTATATTATTTATAAAATGTTATTTGTAGATCACGTGGACGAGGAAACGGTCGCAAGGGTGTTGGGTTACAAGAGTAACGAGAAGGGGAGAAAGGCGGGTTACAAGCAAATTAAAAACTTGAAAAATTTCTACAAAAAAATTGCTAAAAAGATTTGTAATGAAACGGATATATTTTTCACATGAAAGAGTATGTTTTAACCAAAGAAGAAAAAGACACGAGTCTGAAACTTTTTGAGGAGCTCAACGGGGATTTAAATGAAACCACAAAAAAGCTTTTCAAGGACACCAACGAAAAAGGAAGTACTATTCGAGGGCGCGCATTACGAAAATTCTGGGTTGAAAAAGGTTTGAGCTATCGGACAAAGGTAAAAAAAAGAGCGGCTAAATATTTTTTAGGCGACGAGGAGAAGTCTTTTGTAAAGCAGCACTATTGTGCCGAAATGACAAAGAAAGAAATAGGGCAATTGCTGTGGCCTAAGGAGGGGGAAAATAAAGGGTTTACTGAAAGTGACAAATTTATTTCCTTGTGCGATTATATCACCAAAGAGTTTCCTGCAACCGTAAACTTAAGAGACGATGCGGCGGGCGAAAAATATACCCCCCCTCAGATTTTATCTACTGCGATCAAGAGATTAAACAAAGTGGCTTCGAAGCAGTTAGAAGTGCAAAAAATGAATTTACAGGACCGTAAGTGTATAGAAAAATTAATTACCTATTTAAATGCTCCACGGTTTGTTCAGGTTATAAGCTCTTATATAACTAAGCAAAGTAGAGATCTTTTTGAGTCGGAATATATTCGAAGCACATGGGACAAGCCAGACTTAACTTCTGATGAATTGAATTTATATGTAAATGTATGCATGGACTATGTTAACCTCAAGGAAATTGAGCAGCAAAAACAAAAATTAAATTTAATGTTTGACGACACGGAGGGTCAACACGACTTGACGATGAGGCTTACTGAAATGCTTAAAACTAAAGCCGAAGAATATAACCAATGTGTCAACCGTGTGGACAAGATGCTTGCTAAATTAAATGGTGAAAGAGCGAAGAGGGTGGCGAACCAACAACAACGAAACGCTTCTATAATTTCGTTAGTTCAACTTTTTCAAGATGAAGAGGAAAGAAAACTAATGATCAAAATGGCAGAGATGCAAAAAAAAGCCGTTCAACGAGAGGCGGACAGAATGGAAAAAATGCCAGAGTGGAAAGCTCGAGTGTTGGGCATTAGTAAAGAAGATGCAATATAATGGAAAGAATATGCACCAGAATTTTCCCTTGCGCTGAATGTAAAAAAGAATTTTCTAGCCGAGCCTCTTTGCACAAACACATAAAGCAGCACGATTTAAATTTAGCTTCTTATTATACCAAGTATTACCCTCGCCTCAACAAGCTTACAGGAGACCCCCTTCCTTTCAAGAGATTTGACGAATACTTTGAAAGAGATTTTTCAACAAAGCAGCAGCTTTTAAAATGGTGTAATCAACACCCAGATGAAGAGGTGAAGGAATACGTTCTCTCTATGCTGGAAAAGAGGCACCTTAAAAAGAAAAGGCAATATGGTCCTTTTCATTTGGAGACTGTCAATTCTTTTATGCCTTCAATTTCAATTTATAAAGATCTTTTTGGAAGCTACAATCGTGTGTGTGAAGCAATTGGATGCGAACCACTTTACGGACAAAGGCTTCCTAAGGAATTTTTTGAGAAGCCAATGCCAACTGATTTGGTAGTAGCGGTAGATACGCGCGAACAAAAACCGTTAAAGTTTTCATGCAACACTCAAACATTAAAGCTGGATATTGGAGATTATACAACGTTAGGAGAGCATTATAATTATACTTTTGTGGATCGCAAGTCGGGAAATGACCTGCAGGGAACTTTGAACAAATATAATGTCGAAAGATTCAAAAAGGAAATTCAACGGGCCAAGGAAATGGATGCTTATCTTTTTGTAGTTATTGAATCTAGTGTCTCAAAGATAATTAAAGAAAATAAAATTTTTAATCGTCGAACAAATATGGATTATGTATTAAAACAAATCAAAGAGATTTCACACGAGTATGCGAGATCTTGTCAGTTTATATTTGTGGACACTCGTGAACGAGCCTCGGCAATTATACCTCGCCTTTTGGTTTATGGCAAAGAAATTTGGCAAACTGATATGCAATATTTTTTAGATCAAAAAAATCAGTTGGACTAAGGGAGAACAAACGCGACGTGAAACAGCACTTCGCAACAATATGGAGATGATGAAGATCGAAGGCTTTCTGGAAGAAAAGGAAGCTAAGATTGCCCTTTATGAATTTCTCAGAAATAATATTACTTTTACTACTGATTTAATTTTAGGGGTGAAGTTATTTCCGTTCCAACATATGGCTATTAAGTCTATGTTTGAAACGGATTATTTTTTAGGCGTGTGGGCTCGAGGCATGTCGAAATCTTTTACAACTGGAGTTTTTGCTGCCTTAGATGCGATATTAAATCAAGGGGTAGAGATAGGAATATTGTCCAAATCGTTTAGGCAGGCAAAGATGATTTTTAAGAAAATCGAGGATATGGCAAACAAGCCTGAAGCTGCGTTTTTTAGACAGTGTATAACAAAGACGTCAAAGAGCAATGATGAGTGGTTGATGGAAATTGGGGCTAGTCGCATCCGGGCTTTGCCGTTGGGTGACGGAGAGAAACTTCGTGGGTTTCGGTTTCATCGAATAATTATTGATGAGTTTGCTTTGATGCCTGAAAGAATTTATAACGAAGTTATTGTTCCGTTTTTGTCTGTAGTTGAAAACCCTACTCAGCGCGACGATCTCTTTAGGTTAGAGACAAGACTTATAAAGGAAAATAAAATGACTGAAGGAGATCGACATGTTTGGCCCAACAATAAACTTATTGCTCTTTCATCAGCATCTTATAAGTTTGAATATTTGTATAAACTTTATACGCAGTTTGAGCATCTTATCTCATTGGAGAATCAAAAAGACAAGGCCTCTAGATGTATAATGCGATATAGTTATGACTGTGCCCCTCAGCTATTATATGATGAAAACTTGATCAATCAAGCTAAGGCTACAATGAGTCAGTCTCAGTTTGAGCGGGAGTTTGGGGCTACCTTTACAGATGATAGTTCGGGTTATTTCAAAACCAGCAAAATGGCTTTGTGTACCGTGCCGGATGGCGATCTTCCTTGCGTAGAAGTCAAAGGGGATCCTGACGGCGAGTACATTTTAGCTTTTGACCCATCATGGTCTCAAACAGAAAGTTCTGATGATTTTGCGATTCAAATTTTAAAATTAAACAAAGAGAACCAGAGCGTTACGTTGGTTCATAGTTATGCTTTGTCTGGAACGTCGCTAAAGCATCATATCAAATATTTTTTATTTTGCTTAGAAAATTTTAATATTGTGGCCCTATGCGGAGACTACAACGGTGGTGTTCAGTTTATGCAGGCTTGCAACGAAAGCGAAACCTTCAAGCAGAAAAAAATTAAATTGCAAACCATAGAGGTGGGGCTTGATAAACCTGAGGAATATCAAAAAGACATAAGGTCTTATAAAAGACAATACAACAAAGAAAACTATCAACACATTGTGCTACGAAAACCAACGAGCAATTGGATTCGACAAGCCAACGAGCTCCTGCAAGCAAACTTTGATCACCGAAGACTGTATTTTGCAAGTCGTGCAATTGACGATTCTTACTCCAAGCAAAAGCGCCAAAGCATTCCTATCACCGACCTCAAATTTTTACGCACCTCGGAAGAGTCTAAGCAAACCGCTGGCGCTAAAATGATTGACTTTATTGAACATCAGTCGGACATGATAGAGCTTACCAAGAATGAGTGCGCCTTGGTTCAGATTACTACCACTGCGCAAGGCACGCAAACTTTTGATCTACCCTCTAATTTGCGTAGGCAAAGTGGGCCAGATAAAGCCCGTAAGGATTCTTATTCAGCTTTAGTGTTAGCAAATTGGATGGCTAAGGTGTATCTTGACGCACAATCACAGCCAGCAGAAGATGTTGTGGAAACTTTCGAGCCTTTATTTATAATGTAAAGTAACTTTCAAAGTCACTTTGAGGACTTTAAGTGTAATATTATTTTAACATGGCAGCCAAAAGAAAATATACCAAACGCTCTGATTATTGGGAAAAGATTCAGAAAAAGAACCAACCTATCGAAAATATCATGAAGGCAACCTCTAAAGATGGGTTCGAACCTCAACTGATAGGGGAGTCTTTTTATAATTACGAAGCTCAAGCTTATTCGCGCACCTCTTCGGGAGGGTCAGCCACCGAGCTTAGGCGCAACAATATTGCGGTTGCCCCTATGCTCTACAAATATGCCAACATCAGGGCCGGGCTATTGCCTTACCAGTATTCTATTGACGGAGTAAATGTGCGAGATGCCATAGAGTTATGCCAGAAAGCTTATGCCAACATAGCTGTTTTTAGAAACTCGGTTGACACCATGGCGGATTTCGCCAACTCTCAACTTTATTTAGAAGGGGGAAGCGCAAAGTCCAGAGAGTTTATTAATGCGTGGTTTAAGAAAATTAAAATATGGAATTTAAAAGACCAGTTTTTTAGAGAGTTTTACAGGAGCGGAAATATATTTTTATACACGTTGCAAAGCAAATTTAAAGCAGACGATTTTTCAAAGGTAAGAAACTTGGGCATTAACATGATGAGCAATAAAATTCCTGTTAGGTATATTTTGTTGAATCCTTATGGGGTTGTTGCTCAGCGAGCTACTTCGTTTGATCGGTTTGGTTTATATGCCAAAGTATTAAGTGAGTATGAGGTGGAGAGGCTTCGGGATCCCAAAACCGAAGAAGATCGTGAAATTTATGATGCCCTTCCTGCCAATATAAAGAAAAGGGTAAAAAGTGATAGTTGGGCTATCGACGGTATCAAGGTGAAGCTTAACCCAGAAAGACTAAGGTATGCTTTTTATAAAAAGCAGGATTACGAGCCTTTTGCTATTCCTTTTGGATTTCCAGTTTTGGATGATATTAACTTTAAAATGGAGATGAAAAAAATAGACCAGTCGATCTGCAGGACCATAGAAAATGTGGTATTGCTCATCACGATGGGAACCACTCCAGATAATGGAGGAATAAACCCTCGTAATATTCGCGCAATGCAAGCGCTATTTCAAAACCAAAGTGTTGGTCGTATTTTAGTGAGCGATTATACCACTAAAGCGGAATTTATTATACCAGATATTCAAAGGGTAATTGGTCCATCTAAATACGAGGTGGTCAATCAGGACATCAAGGAAGGGTTGCAGAATATTATTTTAAGTCAAGAAAAATTTGCAAGTACAGAGGTGAAAGCTCAAATGTTCCTACAGCGCCTGAAGGAGGCGAGGGACACCTTTTTAAATGAATTTTTACAAGCGGAAATACGGCAGCTCTGCAAAAACTTTGGTTTCAGAGATATACCTACAGCTAAATTTGAAACAATAGATCTAAAGGATCCAGCGCAAATACAAAGAGTGATTACGCGTATGATGGAGTTGGGTATTTTGCCTCCAGAGCAAGGGATGAAGGTTATCGATACTGGTGTGTTTCCCGATGCTCCTACGTTGGAAAAGGCGCAAGAAAAATTTGTGGACGATAGGCAAAAGGGGTATTATAACCCGTTGGTGGGGGGAACCCCTATGCCAATGGACTTCGAAGAGGAAGAGGAAATCGAAGAGATTAGGCATCCGGAGGGCGCAAAGCTACTAGATCAAAGGCGGCGCTACGAGGAAAAGAAGAACAACAGGGGCAAAAGCCCTTCTCGTCCGGGGCGACCTGTAGGCTCTAAAACGTTGGCTAAGACTAAGTATTCGGTTCAAGACATCAAGGAGACTGTAGATGACACTAATAATTTATATGCTACCTTGGTAACGGAAGCCAAAAAAGTTTTCAAAAGAAAAAGGTTAAATAAACATCAGACATCTGTTCTAGAAAAAGTCTGTGAATCCGTAGTAATCGCCAAAAATCCGAAGGATTGGCTTTCGACCGCTAAATCATGTATTAAAAATGCAGCTAAGTTAATTGATTTAAAGCCTCTTAAGGAAGTGGTTGATATAAGTGCTGAGCATGAGCTCGATGATTACGCGGCGGCAATCTTGCATCACAGTAGAAAAAATTCTCTACAGAAATAAAAATGTGTAACATTTTTATGTAATGTCAGATAAATTTAAGTATAAAACCGAATATCTTTTTGATATCTACGCGACAGCAGATTTAGAAAACGATCTAAATATTAGTTTAGCATCATTGGAGAATCTTAAGCCTCTTATTCCCAAATCCATTGATTTAGAGAGAAACGTCGATTTAATAGGCGTAGCGTTCAATGCGGCCATTGTTAACAAATTTAACCGCAATGGAGATGGCATCGATTCCGAAACGGCTGTAGAGCTTATTGATTACTTTGTTCATAAGCCAACCAATATAGAGCATAAGAAACAGAAGGTGGTGGGGCATATTGTTAACGCAGGCTTCACTGACCTCAATAATGACAAGATTATAGGTAATGGTGCCGCATTGGCCACCAAAGACCCTTATTACATTTCTTTAGCTTCTGTCATATATAAAACGGTCAATAAGGATTTTGCGGAGGTGCTCTTAAGATCTAGTGACGAAGACGATCCTTATTTTAAGAAAATTTCTGCTAGTTGGGAGCTTGGGTTTAATGATTATGTGATTGCAGTGGGGTCTCAAGACCTAAAAGACGCTGAAATTATAACCAATCCGGTTCAAATTGAAGAAATGAAAAAGCACCTAAAGACCTTTGAGGGGTCAGGCGCTTTGGATGATGGAACGCCTGTTTATCGTTTAGTGGTGGGGGAAGTTTTTCCGCTAGGTATTGGGTTTACTACTAATCCTGCCGCAGACGTAAGTGGGCTTGTAATAGAAAAAAACATAGATTTAACCGTCAACGACACAAGGGACGGAACAGCCCCCCAAAAATTTGAAGGGGAAATGGAAAAAAATATTTTAAAAATTTCACAAAGTGAAATAAATAATGTAAAAACTACTAAGACTATGGATATCACAGAATTCAAAACAGAGTTCGAGAAGATCCTCGATTCGAAGTTGTCTGACAAAGCTGAGTTCTCTCAGGAAGCCGTCGCTAATGTCGCTTCTCATGTGATCGATAAGATTCGTGAGAAGGACGAGCAGTGGCAGGCCGAAAAGAAAGCTATTGAGACTGATAAAATTCAGGCTCAAAAAGATGCTGAGGAAGCCAAATCTTCTATCGAAGAGCTTCAGAATAAGTTAGAGGCCGCTGATGAGAAGATTAATTCTCTAGAGACCTCTATCAACACTGCTGCGGCAGAAGAGTTATTCAATAGCAGAATGGAATCTATTGATGAGCTTTATGAACTTACAGACCAAGACCGTAGTGTGTTGGCGGCTGAGGTTAAAGCTCTTGATAGTGCCGAGGCTGCTTTTGAGGATTACCAGTCACGACTGGCATCCTTGTTACAACATAAGAGCAAAGCTTTTAAAGCGGAACAGGAAATGCAGTTCGAGGCGCGGATACAAGAGGCTGTTGAGCAGCGTTTAGCGCAGGAAACTACCGCTAATGCTACCTCATCAGTTACGGAAGAAACTGGCGAAACCGTTGAAGATGTAGTGGAAAACGTTGAGGTTCCTCATTCTACTATGGCGAACAATAACGAGGCATCTTCTGCTGAGGAATCTCTTGAAGATAAATTCAAGAAGGCCTTCAGCTCGCAAAATATTTCCATAACCTATTAACCTTATAATTACTAAACTATTATGGCACTAAGATTATATCCATTTAGGCAATATAGCGATCATGATGTTATCAACATGTACGCCAATCAGGTGGTTGATGATAATCCCACAACCAACGGTAACGGTAGTGCAGGTGTGCTTGTAAAGGTATTGAGCGGCAATATGCAGAAAGATACTTTCGATTTGATCGGAAGTACCTATCTCGGAAAAACTGACTACCCCTTCTTGGGTGCAGATAAGTATCCTGTCGTGCCTTTACGAGTTGTAGCTGCTACAACCGGTTCTGCCGTCTTAGGCGTTACTCTGAATCAAACGCTTCAGAATGACGAGAACGGAGAAAAACTCCTTTATAACCCAGTCAAAAAAGATGAACTTCAGGCTGTTCTCAGTGGTCAGGCTTGCCCGGTCGCTACGAAAGGCTTGTTCACCTTCGATGAAAATGCTTACGAAAAAGACACCAACTTCGTTCCGGGTAACATCGCCGCTGTTTCTGCAAACGCTGGCAAGTTAACTGGTGTCACACGTGAAAGTCTGGCTCAGGGTACAGCGGAAACGCTAGTGGGCCATATTATCGGTACCGGTAATAGAACTTCTCAGATGGGTAAATCTGATGAGTTCGCTGGTACAGGTACGGCACAGTATGCATTGGTTCAGCTGGACGTCTCTGCTTCATGGGATGTTGCATAAACCTTAAACTAGAAAGGAATTAATATAATATAATGAAAATTACATTAAAAAGAACCGATGAGCAGATCGAATTAGTCAAGGCTATGGCTTCGCGTAACCGCGATACCGCCTATGCGGCTCAAGTTGCTCTGGCAGAGTTTATTGGTCCGGTTTTGGCCGAAGTTATCAATAATGCTCCTACCGTGAGTAACCTATTCACTCCGTTACAGTATAACGCTGATGACAATCCTTCTATTCCGTTGGATTTGTACTACAATATCTTCGATGAAGATTACATCCGTGTTTACAGTCAATCCGTAGCTGGTGGTCTTCCCACCAACTATGTGCAACCTACCGCTTCCGAACTGAAGTTTGCCACATATCATCTGGACAGCGCCGTTTCTTTCGATAAGAAATACGCGTCTCGTTCAAGACTAGATGTGATCGGTAAAACCTTCACTCGTGTAGCACAAGAAGTTCTGATTAAGCAGGAAAGAACGTCTTCGAATCTGCTTATGACGGCCTTGGCAAACGCTAAGACTGGTACCGCCGCTTTGGAGGCTACCAACCGTCACGTTTTCAGAACGGCTCAGGCTGATCGTTTATTGTTGGATGACTTAAATAAGTTATTCACCAAGATCAAGAGAGTCAATGCTTCATGGGACGGCGGCACTCCGACAGGAGCCCGTAAGGGTCTAACTGACCTTTTGGTTTCCCCGGAGGTAGTGGAAAAGATTCGTGCAATGGCTTACCAGCCAATCAACACGCTCGCTCCTAATGGTGCAGCTGTTGGCGCGACTTCTCAGCCCGTTACATTGGTTGATCCTGAGCGCGAGAAGATCTTCGGTCAATCTGGTTTGACTGAATTCTATGGTATTTCTATCATGGAGATTCTTGAGCTTGGTGTTGGCAAACGTTTCAATGATGTGTTTGATACGGTTGCTGGTACTACGGATTACTTGGACAATGGCTCCACGACTGCTTCAAGTGCATTCGCTGGCGCTACTGAGGAAATCATCGTCGGTATAGACCGTACGCGTGATGCCTTTGTTCGTGCTATCGCAGTTGATTCTGAAACCGGTTCCGAGTTTAACTTGGTCGCCGACGATCAGTTCTCTAATAGACAGCAGAGAATTGGTTATTACGGCGCGTTAGAGGAGGGACGTATGGTGTTGGATGATAGGGCCTTAGTTGGCTTGATCATGTAATCAGCTAAATGTTATTACAACTCCACCCCGGTAACGGGGTGGAGTTTTTTTTTGGAAAAAACCCTTTTTAGATGTAATATTAGATATGGCAGCGAAAAAGAAAGCAAAAAAAAGAAAAGCTACCGCCAAATCGAAGAAGGCTACGGCATCCAAAAAAACGTCTTCCTTAGAAGATCTTCAGAATTTTACCACTGGAAAAATTGACGATGAGACGTTGAAAAAAGTGGCCGATCTTGAGGAAGTACTAGGAATTAAAACCACAAACCCCTTTGGTACCAATGAGCCAGAAATATTTGAAAAAAGTATGGCGGAGTCTACCGTGAGCGATTTGCAAAACCTATGTACCAAAGTGGGGGTTTTTCCCGATAGCTCCCGGGCGCGTATGAAACAAAAGCTAAGGGAAGAGTTTAAGCGCGTAACGAAGGGGACCAGGTCTATTGTAATGGAGACGCCTCTTTCCATTTCGGATCCAAATCACCCTAATCACGATAAAGCCAAAAAATTAATGGGTGAAGGTTTTTAATATTAGTGTAAATATTATATATGCCTGACAGATCTAAAACCCCATATTTGGTGAGCACGATTGCTACCGGTATTTATAACGACGAATTTGATTCAGAAACCGGTTATTCTACACTTTCTTCCATATCTGGGTGGTTGGCGAATAACATTGGATTACTAAACACAATCCTTTATACCGCTTATTCTGGCTCGGGGGCAGCCGATAATGACTCTGAGTATCCCGGGGATACCATTCTTTCCCCTTCAGGCAGCTTTCGTTTTGAAGAGTCAGATGTTTACAAGCAAATTTACCTTACTAACTATTATACTAAAAAAGCCCGCGCGGTTTTAAAGGGTATCGATAGTTCAGTGGATTTTATCAGTTTGCGTGAAGGGGACTCCATGATAACGAGAACCAATAAAAACGAGATAGCCAAGACTTACAGAGGCTTCGCTAAGGACGCTCAGGAGCGTCTAGATTTGCTCGTAGCCAAATATAATATATATGAGGCCACCCCGGTTCAAACTGCCGGTACAGACGCTTCTGTGGAGGCTAGTGGCGATATCTATGGGCGTGCGTGGGTAGGTCAGGTCTAATTTTTCATATTTTCATTTATTAACACAAAAAAACCCCGCTCTTTCGAGCGGGGTTTGTGTTTAATTAGAACCGTTTATTTTAGGTTATGCTATTGATAAACCCATCACCTGACCACGAGCCCTGCTTATTTTTAGCATTGCCTAATACCCAATAAGGAAGGGTTGTCCATCGTGGGTAAGAACCTCTAATAAAGATACCGTTATTTGTGTCATTAGAGCCACCTATTTGAGTGGAAAAGCTTATATCAACAGTTTCATTGTCGCCAATAGAACTGCTGTAACTTTCCCCTTCAAGTCGGGCCCCCTTAACATCAATAACGACTGAGTCTGCCCCAGCTTTCCCGGTTGCAGCTGATCTACGTAGAGTTAAACGGAAGTTTACCTTATCAGTGGAGGACAACTTAGAGAAGAGGTTGCCTGCGTTCATCTCGGAAACAATTGCAGAAATACTCACATCAATATTCATCGGAAGATCGATTACACGAGCATATCCGAATGTATTACCTAATCTACCAAGAACCGTACGGCTCATTGGAACGGTAACACCGAAGCTTTGAATATGGGCTGCGCCCGCACCACTCAAGGTAGTGAATCCGTCATTGAACTGACTTTCCGCGACACCGGGACCCTCAAGGAACTCCAGTAAGATGTCACCGGGGCGTAATGCCGTGACTGCATCAGCGCCTTCACCGGTGGTATTAATGGTGCCACCCTCAAAGTTGTAGTTAATATCAACTAATTGACCGTCAGTATCGTTAACACCCGGAACTTGGTTGCCAGTAACATTACCGCCGCCACCAGCGGTTCCTTGATCTAAAGCCCCCGAAATCTTATCATTCATTCGAATGTTAAAGGCTTCGACCGAAACACTTGCGGTAGGAATTGCGCCTACAGAAGCATCGATTGTATAATCACTGATAAAGCCGTTTCCGATGCCAATGACATCAAAATCGGTTGCAGTTGTAGTAACTAAGTCGCCCTGCACATCTTCGCCTTCAGAAGTGGTAAGGATAAAGTAGTTGTTTCCTTGGGTATCTTCAATTAAACCTGAAAGTGCGGAATAACCAGAGACACAACCGTCACCAGTCCATGCATATTCTGTAGAAGCAGCTCGGCCTATTCCCGAAGGGGTTCCGGCCACTCCCGAACAGTTTGTCGGAAGGTTAAAGCCCATCTTTCTTTCATTTCCACCGTCAGTTATATAATAACTAAAATCCAAACCAACAGTCGGAGACTCCATTACAATTGAGTCAATACGAGCTAGTTTGCCGAATTCGTTAATATCTTGGCGATTAATTGTGAAGTTAAAATTTGCTGATTGAACTCTATGAAGGGGCTCAATAAGGCTTCGATTGAGCACTTTGGCGGCACCGATAGCGCCACCGGCTGCTCCATCAGGGAAAGTTATCCCTGTGACTCCTGTCCAGTTGGTATTACCTACTGTATCAATCGAGTTATTCGACGAAGAATCTCCCGTTTGCATGTGGTAACCAGTGGATGAAGGCGCAATAAAGAGCGCCTGACTCTGATAAATTACTCTGTTTCTAGCCATGGTAGTATAGTTCTAAATTTAAAATAATTTACAACTTTTTTACGACTTTGAGAACTTTTAACTTCGAGGGAACCGATATTTGTAGATTTCAAAATCCACAAAACCAACGAAAAGATCAACAGGAAGCTGTTTATCGGCGGTATCACTGATTTTAGAGACCCTTGTTTCATTGATCATATATTTTTCTCCATCATTAGTGGAAGCAACATTGTTATAGTTATAACCATCAGGATAATCTGCTTTAACACCGCCGTATTCATCTAAAGGTGCCCCGGAGAAGGGGATATTCCCAAACACTTCTCTTGCAGCGTCAGCGAAAACAGATAAAGCGCCATCTAATTGATACATATTTTCTGCAAAAATTACCGCTGTAATATCGGTTATGGTATTATCTTCCCCTCCTAGAGCAAAAGGAGCGTTCGTGGTACCCCCCAAAGAAAGGAAAGCTGCGGGGGTAGCCTGATCGTAAGGGGTCACATAATTGAGAGTACGGCCATATCTACTGTTGTTTTTGTATTTCCCAGCCGTAATCAAAGTTTCCTCTGTTTGATTGGCGATATAGACGTTGAAATTTTTAACCGTATAGGTGCCGCTTATGTTTGTGCCTGTGACAAAATCAGAGTCGAAAAGTAATCTGCCATTATCGTAGTCGTACGATAAGCCACTGGTTCCAGCTGTTATTGCAGTGCCGTCTCCGCTTATGGTGGGGTTAATGGTGGCGGCGCTAATTCCCTTATCGTAAACCCAC